ATGACTTTCCAAGCTGGCCTGCTAAGCTTGAGAACGTTTTCCCTATGTCCCTCTTTGGATTTTCCAACTATGGGACTTGGGTTGCGTTCACTCGTGGCCGTGAGGCTCATGTTCTCTTTAGTGAGAACGAGCCTCCATCCAAATTGATTGCCGTACCAAAAGTGCTTAAGGGTCCTAGGCTTATTGCCTCTGAGCCTGTAAGCCACCAATGGTGTCAGCAGTCTATTGCGGACTTTTTGGTCACGCGCCTGGCTAGTACACCGATTAGTAGCTCTATTCGCTTTCGCGACCAGACTGCTAACCAGGAATTAGCTAGACGGGCTTCCCGTACTCAGTCGCATGCGACAATTGATTTGTCGTCTGCTTCTGATCGCCTCTCTTGCTGGCTTGTGGAACGTATCTTCAGGAGATCTCCATCTCTTGTTGAAGCGTTTCACGCTACCAGGACCAGGTGGGTGGCTAACACCATCGATCGCAAGTCTCCTCAGTTTCACAAACTGAGAAAGTTTGCGTGTATGGGATCAGCTTGTACCTTTCCTGTACAATCTTACGTCTTCGCGATCTTAGCGGTTGCCTCTGTGCTCTATGAGCGCAAGCTTCCGCCGACGATTAAGAAGATTCGTGAGATTTCAAAGGAGGTCCAAGTCTTTGGTGACGATATTATCGTTCCCATTGACTCGTGGGAAGTACTTCAGGGACTACTAGGTACTCTCGGTTTGAGAGTTAACCGTTCGAAGACTTACGGAACTGGAAAGTTCCGCGAGTCATGCGGTTTGGATGCGTGGGATGGACATGATGTCACTCCTACGTATACCAAAACCTACCCTGATGTGTCCCGGCCTGAATCCGTTACGTCATGCGTAATCACTCATAACAACTTCGCAAAACGAGGTTGGTACGGTGTTTGCAAGTACGTAAAATCGACCGTTCTTTCGGTTAGGCGTTATGCCATTCCGAATGTTCCGGCGGGTTCAGGTACCTTTGGTTGGCTCGATCACGAGTGGGAGGGGAATCCTCGCTTAAAAAGGCGTTGGAATCCTTCTCTCTTCCGTGTCGAATGTCAGGTGGACGTCCCTATCGGGAAGAACTCCAGACTACCAACCTGGGGAGACTCCTCGCTACTTCAGTATTTCACTGAAGTCCGTCCGGTTCCCTTCATTGAAGGTGACCGCATCGGAGTCGCCAGGAGGACGTCTACATCTATACGTAGACGTTGGGTGCCGG